ATGGCATACATGTTTAACTGAAATAGCTAAGTCTTTAGATATTGATCCAGATCAATTAATCAATGATCCAGAAAAAGCTGCGATCTATGCACAAATAATGGGAATGGTAAATGGAAATCAAAACAATCAGACCGCTGCTGGAGGACAAGGTCAAATGGGACCGACTGGTCCAGTACCTACAGGAGCTTCGCCAACAGATCCAACAGGAGCTGGAGGTGGCAACATCGGAACAGGCGATGTACCGATGCCAGGGGAAGCTGGCTTTAGTGCGGCAAATACTCAACCTGGAAGAGGCGAACAAGCAGAGCAAAATTAATAATGGCTAAAACAACTTCATACGATCCAAAAAGATTACTAGGTGGTACTATAGAGTTAGTACGAGATCCTAAAACAGGAGCTTATTCAACTAAAACAGTTGGTTTCAGTAATGCACCAGCAATAACTTTACCACAGTTAGGTGTAACAGAAGTAGCAAAAGATGCTACTACTACAAAAACAGAAGCAGATAAAGCATTACAAGCTCAAACATCAGCAGCATTTCAATCTGGTGGTGGTGGCGGTGGAGAGCCTAATAGATTTTTATTACCTGTAGATGATGATGATGGTAAAAAATTTAGTGATCTAATAACTCAAACTTCTATAGAAAATCAAGAAGCCCAAGAAAAAGCTGCAGGCATTGGTGTTGAACCTATAAAAACACCAGAGATAAAAACATCAACTACTATTCAAGATAGTATGCCTAGAGAAAGAAAAATTACAGATGTAGGAGTTCCAGATTATGAAGATGCAATACTAAGAGGTCAAGTTGGTGTTAAGTTTGTTGAAAAAGATAAATTTGGTGATTCATTGTTTAAATTTGAACCAAAAGGTGTAGAGACTGCTAGGGGTAGACAGCCAACAGAATTTACAGATGCAGCAACTAGAGCTGCTATGACAACTGATGAAGCAATGAGAGGTACAGGTGGAACTATGCAAACTCAAGAAAGATCAGATTTACCTGCACCACAAGACAGAGCCTTAGGTATTTCAGCAGATCCAACAGGAGCAGCAGCTGTAACACAATCGCAAGGACCATCTGATCCTCGTTTTAGAGACCAAGCTGCTTCATTAGGTATTTCAGCAGATCCAACTATTGATGATGAAACAACTAAACAAGCAAAAAGTATTGGTGAAACAATAAAAGATTTTACAGATAATAGTGTTACTCTTAAAATAGCTAAAACTGGATTAATGATGGGTGGAAAAATATTAGGTGGAATAGGTGATGTTATATTAGGTGTAACTGATGTAGATAGAAGAAGAAGAGAGCTAGATACTGCTGCTGCAAAATCACTAGGTTTTAGAACTAGAGGTGAATTAGGTGCATCAACAGATCCTGGAAGAATAGCTATGAGTCCAGCTGATCATGTACTAGGTGGTAAAAATAGAGACTCTGCTTTAGGTAATTTATCAGAGTCTGGTGCTAAAAGAATTCAAAGAAGAATGACTACTGGTTTAGCATCTGTAGAAAAAAGATATGGTAAAGACTCTCAAAGAGTTAAAGATTATAAAGAAAAAACTAGAACTTTTCAAAGACAGATGAATGAATTTAATACAGAAAAAGAAAAGAAAAGAAAAGAAAAAGCACAAAATCCTAATTTAAGATCTGGTGCTGGTAAAGAAGGTGGTGGAACTAGTGGTGGTAAAATAGTTTGCACAATGATGAATGAATCATATGGTTTTGGATCATTTAGAAATAAAATTTGGATGAAGTTTCATAAAGATATTTCACCAGAGTATCAAAAAGGATATCATAAATTATTCTTACCATTAGTTAGATATGCAAAACAAAAAGGTATTACAAATAAATTTATTAAAAATATTTTAGAACATATTGCTGTACATAGTACAATTGATATGAGACAATCACTTAGAGGTAAAAGACATACACTTGGTAGAGTTTATAGAAAAATTATTTTACCTTTATGCTACTGGGTAGGTAAAAAATAATGGCTATAGAAGATGTAAAAGGAACAGTATCAAAAGGTAGACCAACATTAACAGGTATGATGAATAAATCTCCTACAAAAATAGATGCACCTAATTTATCTGGGATGAAAAAATTATTTGAAAAGAAAACACCACCTAAACAAGTAGCAGCTAAACAACCAGTTGTTAAACAAGAACAACCACCAGTAGAACAAGCACAACAACCAAGTAATTTAGTAGAAAGAGTACAAAATTTGACGGATGAAGAAAGAACTACATTAGCATCAGTTTTATCTCCATCTGTTAAAAATGTTCTTAGTAAAGTTGCACCAGAGTTAAATCCTTTATTGGATGCTGCTCCAGCAAATGAAGAGAACATGATTATACCTGTTTCAGTGGCAAAAGATTTTGCTACTAGAAAATATGGAGGAGGTGATGAGCAAACTGCAATGGGTAATTTTATTGCTGAGTTGCAAGGATCTACTCCTGGTATAAATAATATGATGGATAATCAATCTGTGCCACCTGATACACAAATGGCAGAAGAAGATCCTATGATTCAGCAAGAAATTGATGACATAGATTCTGGTCTGGCATAGTATCAGCCCACAATATGGAATAGAGCTACCCTTACCCATAAGGCACTCAACCAATAGGTAAAAATAATGGAAGAAGAAAAAAAAGTTTCTGAAGAAACTAAAGCTAGTATACCAAATGCTAATCCTTACAGCAAAATCAGAGAAGAAGATGATGCTGAAACTGAGGCATTTGCAAAAGGTGAATTAGCAAAGTTTCAAAGGGAACAAAAAGAAGCAAACGCAGCAACCGAACAGAAGGACACCGATGCATCTGAAGAGACTGCAGATAAATCAGAACAAAAGGCTACTCCTATCGCTGAACGCCCTGCCAAAGCTGAAGATCGTGTTTTTAAGAAACGTTATGACGATTTGAAAAAACACTATGATTCTACAATTAATAAACACAAGGAAGAACTTGAATCTTTGCGTAAACAATTAGAGTCAACTACTACACAATTTGTGCCACCTAAATCTAAAGAAGAGTTAGAGGCATGGAGAAAAGAGTACCCCGATGTTTATGATATGGTCGAAACCATAGCAATAGATAAAGCTACTACTCGTACTGCAGATCTTGAAAATAAATATAAAAGTTTAGAACTCCAACAAGAACAAATTGCAAAAGAAAAAGCTGAAGTAGAACTTTTAAAAATTCACCCAGACTTTAATGAACTTCGTTCAAAAGATGATTTTCATGAATGGGCTGAACAACAAGATCCTACTATTCAAGGTTGGTTGTATGAAAATACATCTAACTCAAAATTAGCTGCAAGAGCTATTGATCTATATAAAATGGATCGTGGTTTAAGTAAGTTAACTAAAAAAGAAGAAAAGGATGTTAAGAAAGAAGCTGCTAAAGCAATTTCTAAAACTAAGAAAAGTACTGACACTGATATACCAAAGAAAAAAATTTGGACAACAACTGAGATTGGTAAATTAAAAGCTCATGAGTTTGATAGATTAGAAAAAGAGATTGACCTTGCTCGTTTAGAAGGTAGGATTGAACAACGTTAAACAATCTAACTAAACAATAAGGAGAAGCAATATGGCTTTTACTAACGCTTCGGGGTATCAAAACCTTGCACAAGGTAATTTTACTCCACAGATCTTTAGTCAGAAAGTTCAAAAGTTCTTCAGAAGAGCATCAGTGGTAGAGGATATTACTAACACTGATTACGCTGGAGAAATTGAAAACTTTGGTGATACAGTAAAGATCATTAAAGAGCCAACAATCACAGTTAAAGATTATGCTAGAGGTCAAACAGTTGATACGCAAGTATTAGCAGATGACCAAATAACTATGACTGTCGATCAAGGTTCATACTTTGCTTTTAAAGTAGATGATATTGAAGAAAGACAATCTCATGTAAACTTTGAAGCTCTTGCAACCTCTTCAGGTGCATATTCATTAAAAAAAGCATACGACTATAACGTATTGAAGTTTATCTATGATAACGCTTCAACAAACGCTAGTGCTACAGGAACTGATGGTTCACCAATTGATGGTGACGCAGCTGTAGATACTTTGGCAAACGTTATATCATCAGCAAAAAGAGTGCTTGATAAAAATGATGTGCCAGAAGATAACAGATGGTTAGTTGCACCACCTGAATTTTTTGAGCAATTAAGAAAAGCAGGTGCTAAACTTTCTGACCAATCAGTAATGGCTGATGGCGGTGCATCACAAATCAGAAATGGTAAAGTCACAGACAGACCATTATTTGGTTTTAATATGTACTCAACAAATGCTATTGCAGTGTCTAGTGGATCTGCAGCATCTCATACTTTTGGTTCTTCAGGATCAAATGAGTTTGCATTTTTATACGGACATATGTCAGGAGTTGCAACTGTAAATCACATAGCAAAAACTGAATTAATCAGAGACCCTGATTCATTCGCTGATGTAGTCAGAGGCTTACACGTCTATGGAAGAAAAATTCTTAGAGATGAAGCAGTAAGATCTGGTGTAATCACAATAGGGTAATAATTAGGAGGATAATAGATAGATATGGCTACTTATGACAGAACTGGCAAAGGTGGTACTACTGGGCATCCTGCTAATGGTAGAACACCTTATTTAGTTGAAAATACAATTGACATCTCAGCAATCAACAGTAATTCTGGAACAGCAAACGGAGACGTTGTCCAAGCATTGGACATTCCTGCTGAAACTTTAATCATGGAAGCTGGAATCGAGGTAATCACTGCATTATCTAGTTCCGCAACTATGGACTTAGGTATTACTGGCGGAGACGTTGATAGATATGTTGATGGAGACACTAACGCTACTGGCTTTAGCACACTTACAGCTACAGCTAGAGTTATAGTTTCTAGTGCAGACACTCTAGATATATTAACTGCGGGTGCAGATTCAAGTGCTGGTAAAGTGCGTGTTTTTGCAGTACTATGTGATGTATCAGGTGTTGATGAAACAGATCACAACTAATAGATAAATAAATTTAAGGGGGGTATAACTATCCCCCTTAATTAATACCCCTTATAACATTTAGGATACATACATGACAACTTATGATTTAAGAAAAAAAACTGATGCAAGCACGGGACAAAGGATTATACCATTAGGAAGTAATAATGATATAAGGGTTAATAATTTAGAAAA